TAGGCATATCAAGTGATGAAGAGCTAGCGAAATATATCTTTCTAGCCAAAGAGGCTGGAAGAATGAATGTTCGTATATCCAGATCCGAAGCGTCTGACCTTATAAAGAACTCTGTAGATGCCGGAGATATTCTTTACAAATTGTTGAGGAATAAAATATCTTCTTCTAAACTAAAAAAGATTGCTTATCCAAATCCTGGCTTATCACCCGATAATATGTCTGAAGAAGTTGATTTAAACAAATGGCTTGATATAGTACATAAAATATACAAAGATTGCAGAAATAATGTTAGAACCAAAGAATCTGCATTAGACTTTTATAGTAATAATTTAGATAGAGAAGAAAAACAAAAATTTTTGAGGTGGTTTGATTTCTTTAGTAGCGGTCAACACCTTAAGTATTCAAGTAATAAGGAAGAGCAAATGAAAAAAGAATCTATATTTCAATCTGGCTTAGTTGGAAATGGCTTCTACACTCAAGAATCAAATGGATATAACGCATCTGGCAAGAGCGGAGGCAACAATATGCCTGGAGATAGCTTTGCCTCTAGTAGTCTGCCAGATAAAGGTGAAGTAAGCTTAGATAGTGATAAGCCAAATAAAGACTGGAAAAAATATGTTAATAGGGCTCTTATAAGAATATATAATTTGCTACTTCAAGATCCATCTATTGATAATTTTGACGAAATGGCTAAGCCATTATTTGAGTTAACCAGAATTGTGAAAAACTCTGCTTCAAAAGAGACCGTAAGTGATGTCACCTATAAAACCGCCAGCATATTTAAGCGAGCTGGGCACAATGACCATGCAGACTTTTTGTATAAGGTATCTCAGGAGATAGAGCAGGCAGAGCCGCTGCAAGAAGCAGAGCAGGCACCACCGCAGGCAGCACCGCCAGAGGCCGCACAAGAAGTGCCGGGAGGCCCAAGTCAGCAGGAAGCTAAGTCCGGCGTAGAAGTTCCAGAACCAGACGCTGTCGAGCCAGTTAAGCTTAGAGATATAGAGCCGATTCCAGGCCCCAAGGAGGGTGAGTACGATGGAATTGTTGGAAACGTTAACCTTGAAGATGCGGCTAAGAAGCTAGATGAAGTTGCCGGCATGCTAGCTGACAGAAGAATAATTCGTCAGCTTGCTGAGTTTGATATAATGCTGGATAAAATCGGAATTGCCTCTATGTTCCCAGAGCTTGCTGAGTCACAAAGCAAGCTTATCGATGCATTCTCATACGCTCTTACTCGCGTTACCAAGATGATGGGTCAGTTGTCAAATGCAAAGACTCTTCTTGAGGCAGGCGGGCCAGTGCCTGGAGTTAGCGCAGAGTCTGCTGCCCCAGAGCCTGAGCAGGCAGAAGAGATTCTTCCAGAGTAATTAAGATGAAAGAAATACTAAGGGAAATCGCCAAAATAGCTGCAGATAATGATATCTCTACTCCATATTTGGTAGGCGGAATTCCGAGGGACATCTATTTAAACGCTGGGACTGAATTTTCAGATATTGATATAACAACAAATTCATCAGATATAATTAGGTTAGCACTTTTATGCTGTGGATTCTTTAATAAATATTTTAAAGTATTTGATGATGGACATTTGTCGATATATCTAGATGATAATATACTTGATTTTTCAAGTCATTTTATTTCTGATAGCGCAGTAAAGTATGTTGGAGACATTTCGGATAATAAATTAAAAGAGGTTTACAGCAGAGACTTTACTATGAATACACTTCATATGGACTTAAGTTCTTTAGAGATTATAGATCCATTAGGTGTCGCCAAAAAAGATATAGATGATCGAATAATAAAAACTCCTGTATCACCAGAAATATCCTTGACCGATGATCCCAACAGAATATGGAGAGCAGTCAGGTTTTCTTCTAAGCTTGATTTTAATATTGATGAAGAAATTATCGACTTTATAAAAGAAAATAAAAGCTATTTTGAAAACCACCCAGAGATCAAGCCGGCCTATATAGAAAGCACGATTGGAGAGTCAATGAAGCTAAATCCAAAAAGAACTCTTGAAAACTTAATTAGTATGGATATACTTGGATTGGTACCACTCTCTGGAGAATTTAAAGAAGAATTGATAAAAAGAAGGATGGTCAAAGACTATCTGGATGCAACTTAATTTATAACTTTACTAATATTAAACAATAATACAGACCATGATTAGAGGCAAACTACATAAATGTCCTTTCGGATTAAGCATACCATTTGGCTGTAAGTCTGCAGGAGGCTGCCTGCCAGATACTGATACTAGTGCAGTTAGGTTTATGCAGCCTATCTCTGAATTACCCGATGAGGAGCTAGACGAAGCAATAGAAAGCAACCTGGATTTGCTTTTTCTTGTCGAAGAGCCATCTGCGTGTACATACGCGGACAAAATTATGAAAGATAAAAAATCTGTAGACTGTAAGTATGATGAAGATGGGAAACAAACTCCAGTCGGAATAGATGGATTAAATGGAAGCCCCAATTATCCACATATTATGATCGGCCAGATGCCAAAAGCACAATACAGTTACCCAAAAGAATATAATGATTATTATTCTGACGATAATAATACTAATATATATTATGGTATATATAGCCTAATAGGATAGGAAATGTCTAAGAAATATTTAAAAACACAATTTAAAAATAGTGGAGAAGAAATGAATAAGCAAGCTTATTACTCTGAGGCATCTTATGCCGAAGATTTCATTGTCGACCAGACCGATTATGCCGAGGACGAAGAGCTTAGCGTTCTTGAGCAGGCTATAAAAGAGTTTGGCCCTGATGAGGAGGGTGTCGTCATGGATGTTTTCCCTACTGGCGGATTTTCAGAGAATGATTTTTCTGAAAAAGAATTTGGTGATATGACCCTTCAAGAGGCTCTCGATAGTATGATAGAGGGCGATGAAAGCCTGGGCGAACTGGCGGAGGAGCTAGAGAAGCTAGACGAAGAAGTAGAGGAGCTTGTCGAAGAGCATGGGGATATGAAGCTGTCTGATCTGATTCCTGGTTCTGATCTTTCGGCCGCAGACCTGGACGAAGACAAAGAAGAGAAAGAAACAGACTACGCGAATGACGGTGATCTAACAAAGTTTATGGATTACATTACGTCTGAATATCCTAAGAACATTCCATCTCACGACGGCAGATCCACGACCGGATGTGAAAAGGCAATTGTTTTCTTAGATAAACTTAACTCTCAGATTTCAAGAGCAATTAAAGATGACGTAGATAGCGTGCTTGATCTCGAAAAGTTAGAGGAAATTAGGGGCTCAATAATGAGGGACGTAATAACCCTTAAAGATCACCTAAATAATCTTAAGAGAAAGATTAAAGAGCAGCATTCCAAAAAAGCTTCTGATGCCCCACCTGCTTGGAAAAATTCTGCAGGAGAAAGTGTTGATATAGTTAAGGAGGCCACAACTCCCCATAACCGTGGAATAGTAATCACCATTACTCCATTCCAGCGTGCAATAACTGGAATGATGATCAATGCGCATGTTTCTGCAGGTAAGCCTATGGCCGAAACATTTGAGGCCCTAAAGAAGAAGTATGATATAACTGATAGAGAGGAACTTGAGATTATCCAAATATGCATGGATAGCGGATTCCCATTCTTTAAAGATAGAGGGACAGTTGGCGATAAAGATGAAGACAGATTAAGCGTTGACTTTATGAAAAATTACTTGGCTTAGGAGGATTGCATGAAGGTAAATAGGCAAAATTTAAGCGAAAGTTACAGAACAACATCTGAATGGGTATCTGACTTCGAAAAAGCATTGGAAAAAAAGGGAAATTATCTAGATAACCTTAAGACCATTTTTAGAAATAGAAACGACTTTTCTACGATTGAAGAAAAAATGGCCGACATAAGGGACCGTGCCGGGTTTGAGCTTATAAAGGAAACTGAAGACACAAGTATTGCAAAAAAAGCATCTGAATGTAATGCTTGTGACGGAGCGTGCAAGTGCGATGGATGCTCATGCAATAAGGGTAAATGCAAAACTTGTAACTCTGAGCTTATAGATAAAGTTAAAGCAGTATTAAATTATATGCAAGCAGCTTTTAACGATAGACCGGAGATGGGTAAGCGTGCTTTAATTGCTGAATGCAGAAATAATCCAGATTTAGGCTTTCATGAAATAGAGTCAAAACTAGACCCTAAAAAATTTCATAATTTACTAGATGCTATGTTTGGCAAAAGTAAAATAAAAGAAGAAGAAGAAGTAAAATATATACCAGTAAGCGGAGATGATTACGACGGTCCCGATACGGCGGACTATTTTGATCACGCTCAACCTTCTGGTTAATATGTCTAAAGCTAAAAAAGAAAAAGAATTAATAAATCAATTTAATAACAGTTTTCTTGATTTTGATCCAGCTCATTTCTGCAAAAATAATTTAACTCTAGATGGCTCAGAGTTTAATATTGTAGATTCGGGCTGGAAGTTTATGTCTGATGTATATAGATATATAGCCTTAAATGCCACGAGGAAAGACGGAAAGCCGGTTGTTATAAAGAAGGGCCGTCAGGTCGGTGCAACAGTTATGGCTGGTGCGCTTGATCTTTTTTTTACGAATAGCGGACTTTTTACAGAGCCAAACATTCGCGTTATTCATCTTTTCCCCGCATTAGGGCAGGTAAAGAAATTTTCACAAGATAAGCTTGAAACACTAATCCGAACTGCTAAAGATAATTTTATTGAAAATAATAAGCTAGCAAGTGCAAATGCTGTTGATAATCTTACAATGAAACAGTTTGAGACAGGCACCCTGTGGGTAGACAGCCTTGGCACGGATGGTGATAGAATCCGTGGTATGACTGTTGATGTTGCTATGTTCGATGAGGTTCAGGATATGCTTGGGCACGCCATTGGAAATGCAACAAAAATCTTAACTGCCGCAAAGTATGGGCCGGTAGGCCAGGGCGTCCAAGTTTACTTTGGAACTCCAAAAAGTAAAAATAGTCATTTTTCAACTATTTGGGATATGTCAGATCAAAGGTATTATCACCTCGGATGTATTAACTGTAAGAAAACTTATCCCTTTTATTTGCCTGACGACGATAGATGGAAATCTATTTGGTTATATGAAAATATAGTGCAATGCCCCTTGTGCGGAACAAAACAGAAAAAAGTAGAAGCGATCGGAATGGGCAAATGGGTGGGCACAAGAGATCCGGATGAGTGCGACTTTGTGGGTTTTCACATTAATCAGCTATACATACCTTATTTTACAAAGGAAAATATAGAAAAGCTTATGCCGGAAAATAACCCGGCTCAGACGGAAAGGATCTGGAAGAACGAAGTTGTTGGAGAATTTTATTCAGGCGCCGGCTCACCGCTTACTAAGGCGGAAATTTATAACTTATGCAGAGATCCTGATAGATATTTTTCAAAGACAATAAAAAACAGCGCAAAGCCCGTTTATCTTGGCGTTGACTGGGGAGGCAAAGATGATGACCCAGATTCTAGTGGTGGTCAATCATTTTCATGCGTTGTCATTCTTTCTGCCGAGCCAGATGGAACGCTCCTTGTTGAGCATGCCCATAAATTAAGGCAGAATACATATGATTACAAAAAGAGTACAATAAAAGAAATGTACAGAAGATTTTCTGTCACCAGAGGTGTATCTGACTGGTTCTTTGGACAGGACGTTGTGCATGACATGCAAATGCTTTATAGAGATAGGTTTATAGGAGCCCAAGGCAGTGGCAGCTTAGCAAATCCAATGAAATACAGAGAGGATGAGCTAATAATTTCTTATAATAAAGATTTATTAATTGATGAACTAATAGATTTATTTAGAAAAGGAAAGATAAGATTTCCCTGGAAAAGCTATGAATATCTTGAGTGGTTAATAGACCACTGTACTTCAATGGAATCAAAAATCAAAATCGTAGGAGGACAGCCAGTAAAGACATTCGTCAAAGGACCCGTTCCAAACGATGGCTTTATGGCTTTGATGTATGCATATATGGCTTATAAATTTGATTTAACAAAAGGATTCAGTATTAAGCCGGGACTCGAAAAAAGAATTGAAATGCCAAGAGCAACTATAGCTAATATTAAGAGGAGAGTTTAAAAATGACAAGAAGAACGAGCAGGCCGCCGACTGATATATCCAAAAAAACTGCAGAATCTCTATCGGAGTATAGGCGTGCAGAAATCTCTAACTCAGAAAACAAAAGAATCGATGCACTAGAGAACTCAACAGTTTCTGCTGCCGTTGCTCATAGTCATGGCTTTAAAAAAGCTAGCCTTAATATTCTAAAGAATGCCTCTATTGCGTCACCAATGGTTGGCCCCACAACAACGTCTACAACAGACCGTATGGCGCCAGAGATTTATTCACCGCTCTTCCAGCTTGCTAATCTAAATCTTCCGCGTGATCGAGTAACTATGAATGCCTGGAACAGGGTATTCTATGACACACACCCTATTGTCAGGAACGCGATCAATCTACATGCCTCCTTTCCTATAAGCAAGATAAATATAACTTGTAAGAACAAAAAAGTTCAGCAGTTTTTTATGGAGATGTCCGAAAGAATTGATCTATATTCAGTGGTTTATGGCGCAGCACTTGAATTCTGGAAGATGGGCGAAGCATTTCCTTATTCCGAGCTAGATGAGAGCATGGGAGTGTGGAATAGGATAACCATCCTAAATCCAGACTATGTTCATGTAAAAAAATCAGTTATAGGTAATCATACCCTTGTGTCTTTAAGGCCGGACGCAAATCTATTAAGAATAGTTAATTCAACTGCTCCATCTGACATAAACATGAAAAAGCATATTCCAAAGCATATTCTTTCATATGTAAAAAAGGGACAAAACATACCTCTTGATGCTTTTAATGTTTCTCACCTAAAACTGCTAAGCTCTCCATACGATATTCGTGGAACATCTATAATTGTTTCTGTTTATAAGGATTTAATGCTATACGATAAGCTTAGAGAGTCAAAGTTTGCGCAAGCAGATGGGATGGTCAATCCACTTACCCTAGTTAAGCTTGGCGGGGAGGGCGAATATAGGCCGACCCAGTCTGATATTGAGGCATTTAAAAATGTACTTGAAGAAGCTCAGTATGATAAAGATTTTAAAATAGTAACTCATGCTGGGGTTACTATTGAAAGAGCGGGCTTCTCTGGCTCCACCTTGGAGGTCGCTAGCGATATAGAGCTTATAATGAACAATTTATATGCAGGCCTTATGACACCTAAGGCCCTAATGGATCAGGAAGCGGCAACTTATGCAAGCTCCTCAGTCGGCCTGGAAGTTCTAAGACAAAGATATGATATATTTAGAAATATGATGAAAAAGTGGCTAGAGAGAAAGATCTTTGCTCCGATATGTGAAATTCAAGATTTCTTTGAATATAAAGACGGAGAAAAAAGACTGCTTGTTCCAACTATTGACTTTAACCATATGAATCTCTATGATATGGCAGACTTTATCCAATCTGTAGGACAGTTTGTCGGCAATAAGCAAGTTTCACTTCAAACCCTTCATAGGAGTCTTGGATTAAGTTATGAAGAGGAAAGAAGAAGAATCCGCGAAGAGATGATAGATGAGCAAATCTTTGCTAAAGAGCAACAGGTTCTTGGAAATATGAAGCTGTCAGAGCTTACTGGGCTAGATCCGGCCAAGGCGATAATAGAGCCTCCCGGGGAGGAGGCTGCCGCTGGGGCTGCCCCAGATGCTGGCGGGGGCCTTCCGGGCGTAGGCGGCCCAGATATGGGTGGTGGTCCAGATATGGGTGGCGGTCCTCCGGGGGCGTAATTAATTCTTTTTATGATACAAGGAGTATGCTATGAGTTATAGCGATCTAACCGAAGATTTTGACAAGTCATTAAACCTTTTGCTTAGGGGCACAGCCGCACTCAATAAGGCGCAAAGTACAAGTGCATACGACAAGCTAAAAAGCGGATTTAACACTCTCTTGGGAGGAGGCCTGCCAAGCTTGGATCCAGGGATTTCAGAAATAAGATCTAAAACTAATATTTTTAGCGGAGCAGAAGAAGTTAATCGTGTTTCAAAAATAATATTGAAAGATCACTCTAGAGAATATTACGATGTTACCTCTGCTTATTTTAATTTATTCATTGAGATATCAGACGCATTATCTAACCAGATAAAGATAGCATCAGGGGCTGTTTGGGATCCTAAAGATTTTTCAGGTGAAATAAAAAAAATAAAAAGTGAGATATCTGAAATTTCTATGGAGCTAGGTTTGGCTGATGATGGCTCTGGCAACATGGACCCTGGTTCTCCAAAGCATATTGTTGAATCTATATTTAAAACATATCCAAAACTTTTTTCTTTATTTGCAGATAGTCTCAATAAAAACTACGGCAGTCTAAGCAAAATTAAGGAAGCATTGGCTATTGATACAAAGCCATCGGACCCAGACCTTAGTGCTCTAAAAGAAGTGTATGGCTATGCCCATGTGCTTAACTTTGCTTTTGGCCAATTTAGAAGTATAGACATTCCAAAACCGTCGTCATCTCGCGCCATGGCAGGCACAGGCGGCGGGCCACCTGTCAGCTGGAATTTCAGCCCAGATCATTATGATATGCTTGGATTTGACAGAAGAGTCCTTAAGCCAGTCGCAGGTGCGGGTGGATATGAATTGGATTTTAGTACCAATTTGATCCAATTTATAATAAAAAGAAAGGATGATGCTGCCTTTGCGCCGGAGGAAATCGATTATTTTAATAATAATTTATGGGAAACAATTGTAGAATTTGATAAAAACGGACAATTAAAGTTTAATGATGATTTTCTTGATATATTGGATTCTAATAAATTATTAGATAGCTCTAATTTTGATCCATTAAGAGGCAATAAAGAAGCCAAAATAATCATACAATTTGATCCAAATCTTGAAGCTGAATTGAAAGCCCTCGGACTGGCAACGGGGCGCATGTTAATGGAGATCCCCAGCAGAAGGGGTCAGATAATCAAGGCCGCAAAACTAAATGATGAAATAATAAAAATATCAGAAACAGCTACTACTCCATATTATGAAGCTGTATCTCCAAGCGGAAGCAAGATAAGTTTCACCCCAGCGGATCTGGTTAAGGATCTCGGGAAACTTAGAGATCCAAAGACTGGAAAAACATTTAAGCCGAAAAAAATCAAAGGTAAATCACTTGCAGACAGAGTGATGTCAAAAGAATATGGAAAGGTAAAGAAGTGAAAAAAATTTCATACAGAAATAAGAGCTACAAAAGGCTTAAACCGGTTAGTGGCCCCATCCCATCTGATACAACATCAGAAGAGGGCTATTCTGCTAATTTTCCAGGCATTGGAAGAGGTTTCGCCCTTCCCGGTGAGCAGGCCATTTCAATGCCAGATAATGAAACAGATAAAGAATTCCTTCCAGAGAATGGTCGCAAAGGCCGCTCGAAATATAATGAAATGTTAGACCTATTTGTTGAATTGGGAGGCAGTATGGATGAGCAGGGAGAATACGCCTTAGCTTCATTTGCTGATTTTTTAATAAAGAAAATTGCCCAACAGAATAGCGTCGACTACGAATCTATGTTAAAGGATTTAGTTTTAAAAATTTCTAATTCCGATATCTCAAATAAAAATAATTTTATTATCACCGTTGGAAAAATTTATAATGATAAATATTTAGAGCTTGCACCTGAATCTGGAGAGGTAACTGCGCATCGTGAAGCGTATCAAGCCGCCTCCAATCTTGCAGAAGGTGAGTTGGGCAGCCCCCATTCTATCGGCGGTATAGAAAAACAGGCTCAAATATTAGAAAAGAATCCTGTTTATGTTGCAGAGCAAATTGCAAGTATAATAGCGATTATGATCAACAATATGTCGCCGGATGTTAGACAAAGATCATTTGGAAATGTTAAAAATAAAATAAAAGATTTTAATGTTATGGAAATATCAAACAAGCGTGCCCCTGGTGGGGCAGCAATCGGTGTTAGTCTTGGGTTAATTAAAAATATACTGAATGGAAAAGATCCATATTTTATTAACACAGTTCTTAGCGAGTTATCAATAAGATTATAGTTTTTATTAATTTTTAATTAAGTATTATATCCGGGGAAGTTATGAAGAAAATATCTTGGCCATATTCTAAAGCACCAGAAAGCGACGAAGGACCCATGAGCCCAGATGGCAGCTTTAAGGACATAGCGCCGCTGTCAAATGACGGATCTGTTTCGGCCGGCTATGCTACCCTAAATCCTGAGCTGAGTACTTTAGATTCTGATCCAGAAATAGGGGCTGATGACGGTCATGAATATTCTGGCGGAACCTTCTTTCCGCTGCACGACGATATAGATGATCATTTACAGGCAGAGGCAAACATTTTAAATGCTATGTCAAATGCTTTTATATCAAAGTTTGGCAAAAACTCAACGCTTATTGGCTGGGGTAAACAGACGGATGAATTGCTGGCTCCGATTAGGAGCCTTGGAATCAATATTATTTCTTTAAGCAAATTAATGAGGGATTCAATGAACCTCAATAGTTTTGCTTCTGTAAATTCTGATATTATGTTTTATAATCACAGAATAAAGTGCGATGGATTTTTTAACTCAAATCCATTTTCTTCGCTAGAAGAATCAGAAATTGCTATAAACAATATATACGCAAATCTTAAGCCGAAAGCTTATGCAATGTTTTTGGCAGATAAAGATATAGATATTGAAACCATTGCAAAAAGGGCCGGATTTAAAGTTATCGCCAGACACCAGCAGGCCCTGAACAAAATTATTGTAAAGAAAAATTCATTTAAAAGAATGGCATTGGTTAAGCATTATGGAAATAAAAATGATTCTATATCATCCTTTATATGCAATATCGCAGAAACACAGCAAGATAAGATAATGGGATTGCAGCCTTATTCTAGCTTGTCTAATAACTGTGGTCTTTTATTTAAATATGATAAGCCTGAGAGCCTGACCTTTCACATGGGATCTGTCAAATTCCCAATTGATATAGCTTTTATCGATGAAAATGATGTAATCAAAAAGATTTACTCAAATATACAGCCAGGTTCGCTGGACATTTTTACATGTGCTGACTCAAAAAATGTACTAGAAGTATGCGGCGGTATTACAGACGCTCTTGGCATAGCTGTTGGAGATAGAGTATTTTTTGAATATGATGAAGGCGCCATAGAAAAGCATTCATTTGATTTTGATGCTATTAGTGACATGCCATGCGTAATTAAAACTTCTTCTTCTTTAGATACTCAAATAAAAAAATATAATAACTTTTCTATTTTAACTAAAAATATAAATGATTTAAAAATTAAAACAAATATAATAAAAACCGCATCAATAAATTCTGAGCAGAAAATTGCCGTCTTTAACTTAAATGATTTTATATCAAATGATATAGTTCCATTTTACAGAAGAGATAATGGTCAAAACAGCAGATACTCATTATCACTATTTTCAGAGTCATTTGAAACTTCTGGAGATATGATCAAAGTTTCTTTAGAAAAGTTTTATGAAAATAATTTTTATAAAAATATAAGAAAAAATTATTTGCCAAATTTAAGCGATGTAATGTACGTTACCAGCAAGAACAACTTTGAGCTACTGAATAAAATTAAGAAGTATTTAAACAATAATTATAAAGTATCTTTTATATATAGCGGCAACTACGATTCTAATTTGTTAAAAGAAGCAGTCGAAATCAGCCTAAACGCAGGATCTACAAATAGTTATCAATATAATCTATCTAATTCAGAATGTATAAAAATTCCTCTTAGCTATAATCTTGACAATGTTATCGAAGCAATGAACGGAAGATATCAGTCATCAGAAATCGATATAGTTTTTGACAATCTAGAGAAGACTGCTGGGGTTCCGGTTGATAATGAGACTAAGGCGATGGCCAGAAAGTGCATCAATTATCTCGATAGGGCTAAAAAATACGCTGCAGAGTTACGAGATAATTTGGAGCATAATCTTTCCGTTTATAATAAGCTTGCGGAGAAACCAGAGGTTATAAAGAATAGCGCTGGCGAATATAGCGAATCCTCTAAGAGAAACTCTAAGGTTTGCAAAAGAGTCCTTATAAATATAAAGGAATCTATAAAAATATTAAATTCAATTCAAGATGTTTCTACAACCGAAGAGGTGATTAGCTCTTTAGCAGATTTATCAAAAATCTTTTCCGCCTCTGCAATTGCCGTTTTTGATTTAGTAAATGTTATAGATTTAGATGATTTTGTTGCTAATCTTGAGGCAGAAACAAAAAAGGCTTCTGGATCTTCCGAAGATTTAATCTTAGCAATTGAGCGTTCAAAATCTTATATAACCAAAGATATTTTGGGAATAATTATCCTTTCGGAGTAAATAATGTTTATAAAATTTGGTGATAAAACTAAGAATATCATAGTCAAAAAAGCCTGTCCATCTAGGGCGTATAAAAAAGGCACTCCAAACTCATGTAGCTGCAATCCTCCCTGTGGATTGGAAGATTCAGAAGAAAATACTATATATTTAGATGACTCAGATGATGAAAAAAAAGAAGATAGAAGATTAAAAATATTAAAAGAATATGATAATAAATAAATTTTTTTATTTTTTAACACAAAAATATTAAAAAACTAATTTTTATATAATAAATGATTATATAATCCAAGGGTACCTATATTATGTTTAAAAAAGTATGCTTTTCTCCAAATAGCAATGTAAAAACTCATTCTAATGAAGAGATCAGGGCCAATCCTCAAATTGTGGATAGGTTTACAAAGCTTGCAAAAAACCTGAAAAGCATCGCCCCGAAGTCTGATGACTTTCTTTATTTCTCAATTATTTTTTTAAAGGCCGCAGAATCTGCGCTTCTAGATAACAGCGGAAACATTAAGAAGGTTGGCAGCGAAGATGCGTGGGGCTTCTTTGATGAAAACTGGAATTGGCACGGAAACGTAAAGCCGCATAGAAATAACAATAAGGATATTTTTCCGGAAGCACAGCTAAAGTTGGCAACGCCACTTTGGGTTGGCAAGCCACTGTGTAGGGATCACGAATCAAGCTCTGTCGATGGCATTCGCGGAATTATTCTTGATACATATTATGATGAGAAGTACAAGCAGGTTGTGGGTCTTTGCGCCTTAGATAAGGTAAATTACCCCTCTCTTGCGGCCAAAGTGCAATCAGGACTTGTTCGCTATGGCTCTATGGGTACTGCAGTAGAAACATCAATATGTACTGAGTGTTATAATCGCGCCAGAACTCAAGACGAATATTGTCAGCATGTTTTAACTCGCACTGCTCATGGCGAAATTAATGTTGGCCTAAAGCCAATAGAGTATAGCCTTGTTGTTACTCCCGCTGAACCAGGCGCTGTACTCCTAAAGTGTATAGCTTCACTAAATGAATATCGTCAAGAATTTGTTAACTACGGTGTTGAGGATGTCCCTGAAATGCTTGGAAAGCTTTCCGAAAAACAAGCACAGCACCTAGAGGGCATAATGAAGACTGCTTGTGGCGATGATGGATGTTCAATTACTGATCGCAGAAGAATTGTTACAAGCTTTTTGAGCAACAATGGCTTAATTAAGTCTGCGGATATAGATCCAGAAAGAGCTGCAGCAGCAAATAACGTAGGTAATGCAGTAAAGACGCTATCAGATATAACTGATGGCCAGATATCAGATAATGTTTCTTCTATTTTAGAACAGAGCATTTTAGAGGTTAGTGTTCCGTCAGTTGGCTTTACTTCTGGTGAAAATGTGTCAGGAGAAAAGCTACCCGGTGATGTAAGTGAGTTTAGTGCAGCATCTTCCAGAATAGGTCTCCCTGGCAATGCTGTTGATTCTGGTGATAATCCAGACTTTGATACCGAAGGTGACCTGCTGAGACAAACAACTCCGCCCGGCGAAGCGCTCACCGGGCTAGCAAGTAAAAAAGACGTTAATGTTAGAAATGGTTCTATAAATGACGTTGATTTTGATAATTTAACAATTAGTTCAATTTTGGA